CTTATATTTCTTTTCCGGCAGATCCGGGATTTCCGCTTTCAGCAGTAATTCAAGCGTATCCATGGATTAAGCCTCCACACTATCAAGGAAATCATAATCAGTAAATGTGAAAGGTGCTTCTATTTTGCCGTTTGTGGCCACTTCCCAGTCGGCAAGCGTCAGATCATCAAAGGATACGTTGTTCAGCAGAATACGTTCCGCTCCGTAGGCATCCGGATCTTTTAATTTCGAGATGACCGTGAACCGCAGGTCTTTCCCATTCTTGATATAATCGCCGACGGCGAGGGCCATCCGGCTATTTACCTTGTGCAGCTTCAGAGACCCTGTGCATGAAATTGACTTCACCTTTTTATCCGTTGCCATCTTGCCGCAGAGATTGACGTCTTCCTTATTAAATGTAACCTTTGCCTGTAGCCCATAGCATTCGGAAACATAATCTCCGTCCAGCCATACTTCGCCCCAGGTTCCGCTCATAATTCTTTTTGCGCTGTTCATAATTGCATCCTCCTTTTTATATCACGATAGTAAGGCTAATATCTTCGATCGCATCCAGAATTGAGGCCGATGCGGTGAGAAACACCTTATCTCCCGTATTTGCTTCCTTGATTTCCTGTGCCGTCATATCGTCTGTATTAATGCCTTGAGTCTGAAGATAATCTTCTTGGGCCGCAACATCAATTTCTACTGTTGAACCAACTTTTAATACTCCTTGGGTTTCAAGGGTTGAAAAGTAGCCTTTGATAGCTCCGATCAGCAGGCATTTGTTATCATAGCTGTTTGCATATTTACCGATATATGCATCCTGAGCGGTCATGCGGATATCACTGTTCATCATATCAACAGCTTCAACGATCTTGATTTTCTTAAAAGCCACACCCTTATCCTGAGTGGTAGTCTGCAGGCTGTTGATGCCCCGACCCACCTTTACCTTCTCACCGTCATAGAAAATAACAAATTTTCCTGCATCAACTGCAGTATCAAGTTCTTCTTTTGTTAAACCATCTACGCCTATCACCTCAGTCAGCGGAGCATATGTGCAGGAAATCGTCAGCGGTGTTCCTGCAATCAGCCCTGCGATACGGGAGCAATACTGTGCTGTGGTATATTCTGTATCCCCTACCTGAATTCCACTCGTAGCAAAATTGATGATCGCTTCACTATCTGCTGCGGTATTGGGCAATACCGCCTTCGGCGTGTAACCATCGGCTCTCTGGGCTTTAATCCAAGAGACTACGCTGGTGCACTCTGTTTGGGTAATGTCCGGTGGGCCGGCCAGATAATCGATATTCTGCGTCGCCATGTAGTCAAGTCCATCTTTGAGATCGGTGGATGTGCCAGACTGCACGTAAAGAATCACCTTTTTCGGGGGATTGACGTAACCATAAAATGCCCTGGAAATATATGCTTTATTTGCTGTTCCCAGCGCTTCAGGTATCTGCGAAGTTCTTGTAAGCGAAAAGGCTCCATTACTGGCCGCATCCTTGATGATAATACCTACGACGCCTCTCTCAGAACGTTCAATCGCTGATGCAGCGGTTGTTTTAAACTCAATGTTTACATTTGGTAGTCCCATGACTTTCCCTCCTTTAATTTAACCTTTGTATTTACTGTACTGATTAATGCTTCATCTCCGGTTTCCTCGGAACGGTCATCGCAACATTCAAACTGAAGCTCTACAAATGCTTCGCCCTCACTAAATCCGCTGTTGCATGCTTTGACCTTGACTGCTCTGTCACCCACTGAGACATATCCTTTTTGAAATATGTTCAAGACTTCTGTCTGTCTCTCCATTAAACGCTCTAAATCCACATCATAATGGCTGTCAACTTCCATAAAGCAAGTAACATTGAAGATTATTGTCTGTATTATCGTCTTGCAGTTTATGTCTTTACAATCCGTAGAAACATGCTCGATCAAAAAGCTGGGACGTATAAAATCTTTTGGGCAGTGGCTTATGTATATTGCTGTTTGCGAATACTTCACGATAAGCAACTGGTTGACAGCAATCAAGATATCTTTTTCGGTGATCATTGCGTCCCCTCCAATCGATCTGCTACTTTATCGGCATATTGTTGAGCTGCCTGAACCGCGGACGCCTCCCCCAGGTTCTTATTTAATTCATTCTTCATAATTTCTTTCAGCCTGGCCTTCAGGTCCGCACGTGCTTCGGGGAAAGATTCCAATAAGAAATCAAACCGCTTATTCATCTCGTCTATCCCTTTGATTTTTATACTTTGCATCAGATATCTCTCCTTACTCTGACCTCGTATTGATTTTGGGGATCGGAAAATGAATGGGGAACCCACACTTCAAAGTCGACACCTTCAATCGTAACAATTTCCCCTGTCATCAGATCAATACTCTTAGGAATTATCAGCAGATATCTCTGATCATAGAATGACATAGGCTTAGCCTCACTTCTTTTTGACGACAAACTGATCATACAGCCTGGAAAAGTGAGGTTAGACGACTCGCTTACAACCGGCCTGTTAAGCGCACCCAAGATTACTGTTGTCTTGGCCACAGTACATACTTTAGGTTCTAATACTACTGCTGTAACTTCTTGATACAGACGGTCAATATCTATTATGTTCGTAATGAAGCAATACTCGTTATTCCACAGAATCGCATTTTCTAGTGAAATTTCGTGTTTTCTGATAATAAATTTAACCGGCTTGATCTGCTGTCTCTTTTTTATCTCCGGTTTCATGTTAAAATACATTTCCGCTTTTGCCCATATGGAAGCCGTATCAATCCATTGATAGATATCGTCCACCTTACTCAAAGTCAGAATTTTTATTTTTTCATTTAGATCTCCCGAATTCATTTTGCAGTTCCTTTCCGCCTCATGATACAGGAGTCGCACTGTGCATACTCAGGATTTTTTCCACCACATGATTCAGATTGTTTTGCTCTGCATACATGCTGCGATTTTCATGCATATCACAGCATAAGACCAGAACTGCAACAGTGATATCCTCATGTTCGTCCAAGCCGGTAATATCCAGCCCAGTATAGGCCTTGACATATGCAATGGCAGCATCCAGATAGATCTGAAGTTCTGTAGGGCTATAATCTTCGGCATTTAATTTCAAATAGTTGGCAACATTATTTACGGTTATTTCACTTACCGTCATCGGCATTCACCTGCTCCCATTTCGATTGCAGTATCAAGGCCTTGAATTTCTTTTTCAAAATAATAAAATTTTCCTGTTTCATCACGGCTCATAGCTCTGCCTTCTGTTTTCACAGTGTCAACAATAACTTGCATCTCACCCACCCTGTCCCTTCTCTGATCAATATAAGCTCTTGTCATCCATCTCCCTCCTTCACAAGAAAACCAGTGAATTATTAAATTGTTCAGCAATCCGGTTTTTTTCCATTATTAAACCGAAGCATGATTTCAACCGATCACCTCCCTTCCTGTTCACAGTCGGAATCGGCGAAAAATTGTTTATACAATCAAAAAACGCCCGGATTGCAGGCGTTAATAAATTGAATAGCGTATTTGCCGATAAAAAAAGACCGTTGCGCGTATTCAACAGTCTTTTTATATTTTCTGACAATATCATATTACAACATGGTCATCCGCATGACAATAGCACTTTTTTTGTTTTGCCTCATGCTTGTTCCTCAACACTGCAAATTTGAAGTTTTATCCGACGTTTCTATGCTGTCATCAACTACTTCTTTATAGATTCTCTGCACTTGGCTCAGCGATAGTCCTACCTCCTCCGCAATATCTTTGAAGCTCTTGTTCTCACATTTATGGAGCCAATATATTTTATAGGGACGACCCTCCAATTTAAACAATAATCGGTTTATCTCCTCCAGCTGTTTTAGAAGCATATTCTTCATAAGTTTGCAATCCCTAATCGAATCCTCAACCTGCTGAACTCTTAAGAATATTTCTTCTACAGACAAGAAATTTCCCGAACCTTTTATCCCTGAAGCATCAATCCTCGCACTCCTTATCCCAGCCGGAGCCCTGTATTTCAGTAAAAGAACCGCCCTCTCATAATTAAGCTGATTAATTCTGGTATTGTAAAATTGGATTTCATCCAGTAAATCCTGATAAGTCTTTGCTAACATTTGTTTCTCCTCTCTCTTGATTTGACTTAGGAATATATTTATCACACTCCGCAGGGTCACATCTTCTTGAATTGCCGGCAAGACCAATGTAATTACAGTATTCTATGTTCTCGCCCAACCGCCCCTGATACATACAATCACCATGAGTACAACGCATCATTTCAGACCTCCAACTCCTTAATTCTAGAACATGCCTTAGTTTTCACCATTCTGAGCTTCTTTAATTCTTCTTCATCCTCGATCTTCGCCTCCTGATATCCTATGTAAGTAATAATTGACTTTTCCGCACTGACAGCCTCTTCTATCGTCATGTGGCACCATCTTATTTTTGGCTTTCTCACCATGCTCCTGCACATATTATTAGGCCAATTGTTTGCGCAATTTGAACAATCCATTATAAGCCCTCCTTAGTCATCTTTAGAGAAATTGCAATTACTTTGTGTTAACAAACAACTTATTCTCTATCATAGAAGTTGCTTGTAAACATCTTCTTCAGACCTTCCGCGCCAAATATAAAAATACTCAGTGTGTTGACCATTTCACTTCGCCATTTCAGAATCATGGTTTTATCACAGTGGAGATCTTCAGCAATTCTTAATAACCGATCAGCCCAAGGAAGTGAATGCATACTTAAATCGAAATATAATGATTCTAATACCTTATACTTTTCCTCCGTTCCATTTGCAATACACTTTTCTTTCAGCAATGACAGTGCTGTGTCTACATGGGACATAATTATCAATGTAACGAGCTGGCTTTTTCTTATCGATTGTACAGTAATTTCGAAGTTTACTGTATTTGCAATATGGTCTTCGCTTTCAATATGACCTTTATAAATTGCATTGCAGCAGTATGCCCTCAAATCCAGATAATGCTCAAGAAGCAGATTTGTGTTTTGAAATATCTGTTTTTTCCTGTCAGCCATTTTAACCACTCCATTCCTTTGTTTCTTCCTTACCTTGCATTTACAGATTCTTTTTGTTTCGTTGCATATTTGGTATTCCCAGAACTAGCCAGCCCTCAATTCTATGTGCAGAAAGGCAATAATATCATGTTGCAATCATAATCGTTGCATATTTGGGATAAACCCATATTATTACTTGTCTTTCTAAAAGTCAACCCATTTTTGCAACGATAAAAAAATTTTGTTGCGGATATAAACCGATTGTTGTATTATTTAATTGAGAAATAGGAAAGGAGTTGGGAAAATGCCCGATGAAACCATGCGCAGTATCATTGATCGGATAAAGATGAGACGGTTAGAGTTAGAGTACAGTTTTCAGGATTTAGCCGATTTAACGGGTATGAGTAAATCCACCCTTCAAAGGTATGAGACCGGAGGTATCAAAAATATACCGCTTGATAAGCTTAAAATTCTAGCGAAGTCTCTTAATGTTTCACCCGAATGGATTATGGGATGGGATTTGCCGCAAAATCAGCAAAACACCGACACCGATAATACCGGAATTACAGATTACTACGAATATTATCCTGATGAGGAAACAACCAAAAAAGTGCTTGAAATTTATCAGGATAAGGATGCGCGAATATTACTGGATGCGAAACGTGATTTGAAAAAAGAGGACCTCGATTACATCGTCGGATTGATCAAACGGTTAAAAGAAAGCAGATAAGACAAAATCCTGCAGCACGCCTCTTCAGGCAGCTGCAGGATTTTTCCCTTTTAATCATCCGGCTGAGCCAGTACTCTGTAACACTTAAAACTTAACCGGCTGCAATGTAAGGAATCAGGAGTTACAAAGTACTTGATACCGGGTTCATATTTCTTGAGATGATGCCTCTTGCCATGTAGCTTCCCATGATATCCGTAAGATCATCCATCCTGTTAAAGATCAGGATTTCCTGTTCATAATTGCCTGAAATCATCGCTATGATTTCATCAATAAGCAGCCTGACAAACTGATGCAGCAGATTTTTCCACTGGGCCTCATCCCAATATACATTGATCCTGGCAAGAAACGCGGCCAATTCATCAGCGGTGCTGTACATCTGGCTCACCGCTGAATTCACACTTTCATCATTCCCGCTCTGCAAGGATTCGATCAATGTTCTTGTGCTTGTAATAAGGCTGTTTAAAAGATTCAGAAATTGCTGGGAAATCAATGGGCCATAAAAAACTCTGAATGTATTGTAAAAATCTGTTGGAATCTTATACAGCTGATAAGTGACGGCTTCTTTATTATCCAGGTTTTCTACCGTGCTGATTAGCAGGGACCGCAGCCACATCGACAGTTGGCTCCATAGTTTTTGAAATGTAATCAGTGCATTCAACTGCTCATATGTAACCAGATAGTCTACTTCAGGCAAAATATTTATTTCCTGCTGATTTTTATTTATCATATTAAAAAGCTCCCTTTATTATTTTTAATATAATATGTATCACAGCAGGAAGGCGTTCAGCTCTTTTCCATTTCTGCGGCGGGCTTTTCATCCCGAATTACCGTCATTGGCGGCGCTCGTCCTGACAGGGCACACGAAAAAACAAAGACAAGCTTTTCGCCTGTCTTTTTGTTTTTAAAAGGACTGTTCAGCAGTCCCTATTTATTCCGCCGCCTTTTTCACAAGGCCCGGCTGTTCCTGAAACAGTAATTCGTCGATTCGGTCGGCGTCAAAGATCCAATCATGAATCCGTTCCTTTGGAACGATCACCGGCATGCGGTCGTGGACCTGCTCCATGGATCGGTTCGCACCCGCTGTCAGGATCACAAAGCGGTCTTCGTTGTCAAATCTGTCATAAATGCCCGCCATATAGAGCATCTGAGAGTCCGGCACGTTAAAAAGATATTTCTTTTTGGCAGAATCCCATTCGTAGAAGCCCGTTGACGGGATGATGCATCTGCGTTTTTGAAGCGAGGAGCCGAACATTTTCTTTTCCCGCGCGGTTTCCGATCTGGCATTGATGATGACGCCCTTGCTCCGAAAATTCGGGAAACCCCAGACCATCAGCCTTGGGATCACGATATCACCTTCCGGCAGCAGCACCGGCACCGTGTCTGTCGGGAAGATTTCTCCCGCCTTCACTTTCTCCAGTTGTATTTCATTGCTGATCTGCTCGATGATTTCATCGACCTCCTGCAATTCCTTGTCCGTAAAAAAGGTGTATCTCCCGCACATTCCTGTCACCCCAATTCCTATTTGCCAAATACCGGAATTTCACTCGAAACCGGATATTATTCCTTGATCTTATAGAACCCGTTGTCGGTTGTTATTGTTACCTTGGCCGCTGCCAATACCTCCTTGCTGCCGGCTTCCGTAACTTCTAATTTTATATCAAAGTCATCCTTTATTTCTGCGATTTTTCCGTTTTCCACGGCACTCCATATCACAGACTCACCCTGGTTGCTTCCTTCCTGTCCCATGCCTATAAATTCACCCGCACCGGTTTCCCAATGATATTCTATGTCTTTATAGTGCTTTTTTGTTTCAAAATCAGGCGTCAATGTAATTCCCCTGACTGAGGACATCGCTGGAGTATACGAAATAGGGTCAGCTTTTATCATTACCGAATCTCGGGCTCCGCAGCCCGTTATCAATACTAAAATTAATATCGACGCGAAAAATATCCTTTTCATTAGTTCCCCCCTTACTTGATCCGCTATCCCTCAAATGCATGGAATTTAGTTTTTCAGCTGATTACAGTTTACCCCTAATCGGATCTGATTTCAACGAAAACAAAACCGAGTCTGATTTCTACGGAAGCAAGAGGGAGCCGTCCGCTTCAACAGATATGCCCACT